GTGCCTGAGGTGACGGTGGACTACTACTGCCGGCCGGAGCAGCATTGATCTCCTGGATCGCGGCTGCGCACGACGAGACGATCCTGTACGCCAACCTGATCGCGTCGCTGCATCCCCTGCCCGGCGGTGACGAGTTCGTCATCGTCACCGGGGCGGAGTCGATCGCCGCCGCCTACAACGAAGGCCAGGCCCGGGCCCGTAACCCGGTGCGCTGCTATGTGCACTCCGACATCCAGGTTCTCGACGTCGCGCGGCTGCGCGCCGAACTGCTCGAGCACACCACGACCGCGGTCGGGCTGGTCGGGCTCGTCGGGTCACGGACCCCGATGCTGCCGTGGTGGGACGGCCAGACGTGCGGGTCGGTGTTCGACGCCCGCATCGGCCCGCTGCTGTTCGGCCCCGGCGGAGACTGTGCCGTGTTGGACGGGCTGCTGCTCGCCACCGTCCATGACGTGAAGTGGGACGAGAACATTCCCGGCTGGCACGGCTACGACTACGACATGTCCCGCCAGCAGCTGGCCCACCGACGCAACTTCTGCCTCACCGACGGGCACGAGATGGTGCGCCACAACGCCGACGGGCCGCGCGACCCGGACCTCATCGTCGGCTGGACCGAAGCCGTCGCAACTTTGCGCGAGAAGTGGGGGTAGGCCATGGCCCTGGGTGCCGCATACGCCACCACGGCGCAACTGAAGGGCTACGCCGAACACTTCACGGACACCGTTGACGACACCCAGCTGGATGAGGTGCTGCTGCAAGCCTCGCGGGCGATCGAGCATTTCTGCCAGCGCCAGTTCAACGCCGCCGGCTCGGCGACCGCCCGGCTGTTCTACCCGAACTCGTACAGCCTCACGATGATCGACGACATCTCCACCACCACCGGCCTGGTCATCAAAACCGACACGGCGGGGGACGGCACCTACGCCACCACGTGGGTCGCTGCCGACTACCAGCTGGAGCCGCTCAACAACGTCGTCGACGGTGAGACGGGCTGGCCCTACTACCGGATCCGGGCCATCGGCAACCAGCAGTTCCCCTGCTACTGGGTGAACAACATCGCCCCGCTTCAGGTCACCGCCAACTGGGGCTGGGCCGCCGTCCCCACCAACGTCAAGGTCGCCTGCATCTACCTGGCGCTGGAGACGTTCAAACTCAAGGGCGCCCCGTTCGGGGTGGCGAACTTCGACCAGTTCGGACCGATCCGGGTGCGGGACAACCCGAAGGTGATGGGCATGCTCGCGCCGTACCGCCTCGCGCCGGTGCTGGTGGGCTGAATGGCCGACATTGCCGACGTGCTGGTCGCACTCGCGTCGCGGGTAAAGACCGGCATCGGTTCGGACGCGTTGAGCGGGCGCGTGTTCCCCTACGTGCCGGACTCGATGGTCACCCCGTGGGCTGTCGTGCTTCCCGCCGGCGAACAGTTCGTCAACTACGACCTCACCTTCGACGGCGCCGAGGACTTTCCGATGCTGGTGAAGGTCATCGTCGGGTCGGAGATGACCCGGCCGGCCCAGGAGCGGCTGCTCGGCTACATGGACCGCACCGGCACGACGTCGCTACGCGCTGCGGTGTACGGCGATCCGACGCTGGGCGGGGTCGTGTCGTACGTCGACGTGCTGGGCTGGCAGAACTACGGCGACGTCGAATGGGCCGGGGTTGTCTACTACGGCGCCGAAATGTTGGTGACCGCTTCCACCTGACCGAAAGACCCCGGCGACCGCTCGACACGGTCCCGGGGCGTGGCCGACTAATCAGGAGTCGACATGGAGAATCGTAAGTGCACCGTGGGCGAATGCGGCAGGCCGACTGTTGGTCGCGGGCTGTGTCGGGCGCACTATCAACGATGGTGGAAGCGCGGAACAACGGACTTCGCACCCGGATACGAACCAAGGACGACCCGCGAACGGTTTGAGTCCAAGGTAGTGCGGGCCGATGGTTGCTGGGGCTGGACGGGGACGCATGACTCCGGCGGGTATGCGAAGTTCAGCCTCAACGGCTCCATGGCGAACGCGCACCGCTTCGGCTACGAGTTGTACGTGGGGCCCATTCCGGTGGGGATGGAGGTCGACCACCTGTGCCGGAATCGGGGCTGCGTCAACCCGGCTCACTTGGAGCCGGTACCGAAGCGGGTGAACGTCCTGCGTGGCTATGGCATCCCCGCCGTCTATGCCCGCCGGGATCGGTGCAGTAGGGGCCACGCCTTCGACGAAGCGAACACCCGGCACCACGGAACGGCTCGGATCTGTCGGGCCTGTGAGCGGGAGCGGTCGCGTCAACGGAAGTCGGAGGTTCGGTAGGTTGCGTTGGCTCGTGGTGGCGCCCGGCCCGTCATTCAGTGTGTTCGATGTCTACACGGGGTGGGCTGAAGCCCTTCGTGACCTCGGCCAAACCGTGCACACGTTCAATATGGACGACAGGCTCACTTTCTTTGGGTCGATACTGAAGAAGACCCGCGAGCCAGGTGTGTTCGAGCACGCGCTGACCGCCGAGCAGTCCTACGACATGGCCGCGGACACGTTGTATTCGACCCTCTACAAGGTGTGGCCGGATGTTCTGCTGGTCATTTCCGGGTTCTTCATCCCGCAGGAACTGCTCGACCGGGCCCGCCGCACCCGCACCCGCGTGGTCATCATCCACACCGAGTCGCCGTACGAGGACGACCGGCAGGTGAAACTCGCCCCGTATGCGGACCTGAACCTGCTCAACGACCCGTCCAACATCGACCGCTACCCCAAGGGCACGCAGTATGTGCCGCACGCATACCGGCCGACCATCCACCACCCCGGACCACCGAAGCCGGGCCTGGTGTCGGACTTCACGTTCAACGGCACCGCCTACCCGTCGCGGATCGGGTTCTTCGAACTGATGGACCTAGACGGCCTGGATGTGGTGCTCACCGGGAACTGGTCGATGCTGCCGGAGGACTCGAAGCTGCGCAAGTACGTGGCGCACGACATCGAGGACTGCCTCGACAACGACGACGTGCGCGAGACGTACTGGTCGGCGAAGGTCGGGATGAACCTGTACCGGCGTGAGGCGGAACGGCCCGAGTTGGCCGCCGGCTGGTCCATGGGACCCCGCGAGATCGAAATGGCCGCGTGCGGTTTGTTCTTCCTGCGCGACCCGCGGCCGGAGTCGAACGACGTGTTCCCGATGCTGCCGTCGTTCACCTCACCGGCTGAGGCGTCGGAACTGCTGCGGTACTGGCTGGACCGGCCCGACGAGCGGGAGTCCCTCGCCCGGAAGGCCCGCGAGGCGATCGCCGACCGCACGTTCGCCCACAACGCCAAACAACTGCTGCGTCTGCTCGACGCCTGAGTCCCCGGCCGCCGGCCGTTCTTCACCAACGAAACGAAATGGAGTGTGGTCAAGGTGGCCAGAATCCACGGCCGTAATAGCAGGGTTTATATGGCGCTCACGTCCGGCGGTACCGCCGAGCCGGTCGCCTTTCAGGCTGAGTGGGCCATCAACTTCTCCACCCCGAAGATCGACGTGACGGCGTTCGGCGACACGAACAAGGTCACCGTGAACGGTCTGCCGGAGGCGACGGGCACCTTCTCGGGCTTCTACGACGACGCCACCGCCCAGACCTACACGGCGGCGATCGACGGCGTAGCGAGGAAGTTCTATTTGTACACAAACACGACCACGAACACGCAGTATTTCTTCGGAACGATCAACGTCGATGCGTCGTTCTCTTCGAGCGTGTCCGGCGCCACGACGGTCTCGGCCGCGTGGGAGGCCGCCTCGGTGATCGCTAAGGTGGGCTAGCCCTTGCTTCAACTTCGACTCGCCGATGCCGACCGGGAGCGGCTGGGCTGTCCCGAGTTCCTCCCGGTCGTCACCGCCATGACGATCACCAACCGCGAGGCGATCGAACTGCAACGGCTGGGCTATCCGACGCCGGTGGCGTTCGGCGCCGCCCTGGATCGGTCCGAGAACGAGGTCGACGTCGAAGCCTGGACCGCGCTCGTGTGGCTGGGCCTTCGCCGCGCCGGCATCGAGTCGGACCCGAAGACGTTGGAGTTCTCGTTCCTGGGCCTGCGGTTGATCAATGACGAGGACCAGGCGCCGAAGGTGCCGCAGGGAAAAGCGACGGGCCGCGGGCGCTCCACGAGCTCTCGGCCGAAGAGGTCGACGCCTGGCGCGACGTCCGCGGCGAAATCGACTCGTACCGACTCGCCTTCCTGATCCACATTCCCGGCTTGCGGTTCTCGGACGTGGACGACATGCCGTTCTGGCTGTGGGAGCAGTGCCGCGACTATGTGGACGAGAAGTTGAGGCGGATGTGATCTCAGGGTCGGTGCACGGGCGGGAAGAGTTGCGCCGGGTGCAGACGATCCTCGACGTCACGGCGCCGAAGCAGCTCGAGCAGGACCTGCTTACAGGTACGCGTAGGGCGTTGGCGCCGTTGCGGGCCGATGTGAAGGCCGAGGCGTTGAAGAAGCTCCCGAAGCGGGGCGGCCATGCGGCCCTGCTGTCGCGGAGTTTGAAGGTGTCGACGCGGGTGACGGGCGGGAAGACGGTGCGGGCCCGGGTTGACGTGTCGGCGTCCGGTAAACGGGAGTCACGGGACGTGTCGGCGTTGAACCGGGGTGTGTTGCGGCATCCGGTGTTCGGCCACCGGTCGACGTGGGTGACGCAGCGGGTCCGCCGTGGTGTCGTGGACGACCCGGTGGACCGGGCCCGGGATCGCGTGGTCGACGAGGCGCGGGATGCGGCGGAGAAGTTCGCACACGAGGTGGCACACGGATGATCGGGGGCTGAGGTGACCGGTCCCGACGTCCGCAACGTGAAGATCAACGTCACGGTCGACTCGGACACCCGCGGCGCCCGCGAAGCGTCGGTTGCGCTGGACCAGACCGGGAAGTCG